CGATTGATCCTGGCGTGGCACCTGCTGCTGCAGCCCCTGCTGCCGGCGCATCCGTGGCCGCCGACCTGCTGGGTGGTTCGCCTGCTCCGGCTCCTGGCGCTGCTGCTCCCGCTGCTGCCCCTGGTGCTGCACCTGCTGCCGATGGCCAGCTCACTGGCGAGGCCAAGCCCGAAGGCGAGCAGGCCCTGAAGCTTCCCGGCAAGGACGCCACGCCCGAGGATTGGGCCGTGTTCTACAAGTCGATCGGCGCGCCCGAGACGGCCGACGCCTACAAGCTGCCCGTGCCCGAGGGCGACGATGGCGTGTTCGCCAAGACTGCATCCGAGTGGTTCAAGGAAGCCGGCGTTCTGCCCCGCCAGGCCGAGGCGCTGGCCGGCAAGTGGAACGAGTACGTGGCCTCGCAGATGCAGTCCTTCGAGAAGGCCGAGGCTGACCGCATCGCTGCTCTGCACGCCAAGAACACGGCGGAGAAGCAAGACCTGATGAACGAGTGGGGCCAGCGCGCCACCGAGAACATGGAGTTCGCCAAGCGGGCCGTTTCTCAGTTCCTGCCCAAGGAGAAAGCGGCCGACGTGATCGGCGCGCTCGAGGGCGTGCTGGGCTACAAGGGCGCGATCCAGTTCCTGCACGGCATCGGCAAGGGCCTGGGCGAGCATGACGCCACGGTCGGCATGGGCCAGTCGGCAGGGCAGGGCGGCGTGCAGAAGTCGCTGGCCGAGCGCATGTTCCCCAACATGCCGAACTGATCCGGCGTTGAGATTTTCAGTTGTATTGACGCAACGGCATCACAGGCTGAGAATTCGCCCGGTGATGCTGTTTTCTCATCATCTGGCGCGATTGCGTCATCAACTTTGATAGGAGGCCGTAAATGGCAACGATTGGCGCAAACGTCCTCACGCTGACCGATTGGGCGAAGCGTGTTGACCCCTCCGGTGACGGCGTTTCGCCCGTCGTCGAACTGCTCAACCAGAGCAACGAAGTCCTGACCGACATGCTGTGGCTCGAGGGCAACCTGGCCACCGGCCACCGCACCACGGTGCGCACCGGCCTGCCGTCCGTGGCCTGGCGCAAGCTGAACTACGGTGTCCCTCAGTCCAAGTCGACCACCGTCACCGTGGACGACACCTGCGGGATGCTGGAAGCCTTCGGTCAGGTGGACAAGGATCTGGCTGAGCTGAACGGCACCACGGCCGCCTTCCGCCTGTCCGAGTCGGTCGCGTTCATCGAGTCGATGAACCAGGCCATGGCTCAGACGCTGTTCTACGGCGACAGTGAGCAGAACCCCGAGCGCTTCCTGGGCCTGGCCCCGCGCTACTCCACCATCTCCGGAGCCAACAACGGCCAGAACATCCTGAGCGCTGGCACCGTGACCGGCGGCGACGGCACCTCCATCTGGCTGGTGTGCTGGGGCCAGAACTCCGTGCACGGCATCTTCCCCAAGGGCTCGATGGCCGGCCTGCAGCACGAAGACCTGGGCCTGGACACCGTGACCGATGCCGTCGGCGGCAAGTACCGCGCCTACCTCGACCGCTACCAGTGGAAGTGCGGCCTGGCCCTGCGCGACTGGCGCTATGTGGTGCGCGGCGCCAACATCGACGTGTCTGCCCTGATCGCCGACACCGCCGGCACCACTGTGCGCATCATCGAGCTGATGAGCCGCATGATCGACCGCATCCCGAACTTCGGTTCGTGCAAGCCCGTGTTCTACATGAACCGCACCGTCTTCTCGATGCTGCGCGTGCATGCCCTGAACCGTTCGGCGAATGCGCTGGGTCTGGAGCAGGCGATGGACCAGTTCGGCAACCCGATCCGCGGCGGCCTGAACTTCCTGGGCATCCCCATCCGCCGCGTGGATGCGATCACCAACACCGAGGCTCAGATCAGCTGATAGCGGGGGCTCATGCCCCCTTGAAAGGAAACACCATGATTCTCGATCGCGAAAACGCGTTCTCGATCCAGCAGGCGCTGACCGCTACCGCTGTCTCCACCGACTTGATCGACCTGTCGCAACTGCGCCAGATCGGCTTCGGCAAGGATCTGTACCTGGTGATCACCGTGGATGTGGCCGCTGGCGGCACCTCGCCAACGCTGCAGGTCAACGTGCAGACCGACGACAACTCGGGCTTCTCGTCGGCAGCCACGGCGCTGACGTCGCCCACCTACTCGCAGGCGCAGCTGGGCCTGTCCACGCAGATCGTGCTGCCCATGCCTCAGCAGGGCTGGGAGCGCTTCGTGCGCTTGCAGTACGTGCTCGGCGGCACCTCGCCCACCATGACCCTCTCGGCCCACCTGGTCGAGAACTATCAGCAGGATCAGAAATATCCCGCTGGCTTCGTGGTGGCCTGATGAAGCAGCGTGCTCGTCTGGCAGGTGTGCTCGCCAACCCGTTCCGCTTCATCGAGGCGGGCCAGGAATTCGAGCACGCCGAGCTGATGAACTGGGCTGCCCCTGTGGAGGAACCGCCGGCAGATGAAGCCGCCGAACCCGAGCATGGCGCCCAGGCCCCTGAGCAGGAAGTGAAGGCCAAGCGGGGGCGCAAGCCGGCCGCCGAACCCGAGCCGTCAGACCCGATCTGATCGCCTGAACAGATGAAGACGCCCCCTCTGTGGGGCGTTTTTCATTGGAGCGCGCTGCCTTGCGTTTCTCCAGACTGGTGCGAAAATCACACCATCCTCAAGGAGCCCACATGGCCAGCCAAGTTTCCATCATGAATCGGGCGCTCACCCACCTGGGCGAGTCGACGATCCTTCTGCCCACCGACAACGTGAAGCAGGCCCGCGTGCTGTCGGCCATCTACGACGACACTCGCGATGCCGAGCTGCGCGCGAACCGCTGGAAGTTCGCCATCAAGCGCACCCGCATGTCGGCGCTGGCTGAGGCCCCGGCCTGGGGCTACTCGTTCCAGTACGAGCTGCCCGACAACTACCTGGCCATGGTGCAGGTGAACGACATCTACGTCACCACGGGCACCAAGCAGAAGGCGCCATGGTCGGTCGAGGGCCGGCGCGTGCTCACCGATCTCGGAGCCCCGCTGGCGCTGCGCTACGTCGCCCGCATCGTCGACACCACGCTGTTCGATGCGCTGTTCACCGACTCCTTCTCGCTGCGCCTGGCCATGAATGCGTGCGAGGCGCTGACGCAAAGCGACACCAAGTTCCAGAAGCTGGCCCAGCTCTACAAGGAAGCGATCAGCCGGGCCGTGCGCGTCGATGCCGTGGAGAACCCGCCCGACGAGCTGCCGTCTGGTTCCTGGATCACGTCGCGCGAAGGCGGCAGCGTGTCGGGCCTGGCCGCTGATGGCGGCATCTGGCCGTCCGGCGTGGAGGTGCTGTGATGGCCAAGGCATCCCCAATCATCTCGAACCTGAATGCCGGCGAATTCTCGCCGATGCTGTCCGGCCGGGTCGATTACGGAAAGTACCCCAACGCGGCCAGCCGGCTGGAGAACTTCATCCCCACGGTGCAGGGCCCGCATGTGCGCCGCGGCGGCACGCGGTTCGTCGGCGAGGTGAAGGCATCGACGGCCGGCCGCTGTCTGCTGTGGCCCTTCGAGTATTCGGTCGACCAGGCCTACATGGTCGAGTTCGGCGACCAGTACTGCCGCTTCTACACCTGGGACGCGGTGACGAAGAAGCGCGGCCGGCTTGAAGTGTCCGGCGTGCCGGTCGAGGTGGCCACGCCCTACACTTTGGCGGACCTGTACAACAGCGACGGAACCATCCGGCTGCGCTTCGCTCAGAATGGCGACTTGCTCTACATCGCGCACCCGAACTATCAGCCGCGGATTCTCAAGCGCACCAGCGCCACGTCGTTCACGCTCACCAAGTTCGCGCCCGGTGGAGGCCCGTTCAAGTCGCTGAACGACACGGCAACGACGGTCTACGCCTCAGCCGAGACGGGCACGGGCATCACGCTCACGGCGTCGACCGGGATCTTCCAGGCCGGCCACGTCGGCTCGGTCTTCTATCTCGAGTCCAAAGATCTGAACGCGATCGCGGCCTGGGAGGTCGGCAAGACGGTGACGGTGGGCACCCGGCGCCGATCCGACGGCAAGACCTTCGAGTGCGTGACCGGCGGCACCACGGGGTCGAACCGGCCCGTGCACACTGAAGGCGCTCTGTTCGACGGTGATCCTGGCGCTCAGTGGCAGTACCGCGACGCGGGCTATGGCACCGTGCGCATCACTGGCTTTACTTCGGCCACGCAGGTGACGGTCGACGTGCTCGACCGGTTGCCGTCTCAGGTGGTGGGCTCAGGCAATGCCACGACGCGCTGGGCCCATGGCGCCTGGTCTGATGTTGAGGGCTGGCCGTCGCAGGTTGCCTTCTACCGGGAGCGCATGTGGTGGGCCCGCGATCAGCAGGCCTGGGCATCCGTGTCGGCCGACTTCAGCGACTACTCGTCGAAGATCTTCAACACCGTGTCCGCTGACGCCGGGTTCACCGTTCAGATCAACAGCGGCAAGATCAACGCGGTTCAGTGGCTGTCGGCTGACCGGGATCTGCTGGTGGGCACGGCCGGCGCTGAGTTCGCGATCGGCGAGCTGACCAACGGCGAGGCCCTGGGCCCCACGAACCGGCGATGCCGCCTGGTGTCCGAGTTCGGGTCGCGGGCCATCCCGCCGATCAAGAACGGCCGCTCTACCCTGTTCATCCAGCGATCGGGCCTGGTGGCGCGCGAGACGTTCTATGACTTCGGCAGCGACGGCTACGAGTCGAGCGAAACCACGGTAGAGGCCGAGCACATCACGCTGACCGGCGTGCAGCATTCGGTCTATGCGCCTGAGCCCACGCCCATCGTCTGGTCGATCCGCGGCGATGGCCTGCTGATCGGCTTCACCTGGAACAACGAGCAGAAGGTGCGCGGCT